GGTGTTTGCGTTGTTGGATCTCAAGGTATCGGGATGGGTAATCTTTCAGCACCAGTTTTAGTAACAATGATTACGGGATCAAGCAAAGTCTTGGCTCCTCTATAAGGTCAATATGGCATTAATTTTTACAATCGATCAAATTAAAAACATTTCAAAAGATATTATTCTTTTGCCTGATGTAATTACTAATGCTGATAATTCATTTGTTCAACAAAGAAATGGAGTTTTAGTCGCAAAAGATAGTTTGATGAAAACCGATTCTGATCAATCTGTTTATTCAGATTTTTGGATTGATTCGATCACAAGATACCATGCTGAATTAAAGCTTTTAAACGCTTCAGTAAGAACCGCTTATTCAAATTCTACCCTTGTAGGATCTGGAAACAAAAACGGAGCTCACTTTCCGTCGAATCCAATTTGGGATAAATTTACCCCTAAAATTGTTGATTCAAATAATGGTCAACCGATCACAACATCTTCTGATTTAACAGAACTTGATCACATGATCAGATTATCTTCTTTGCTTGATTCTTTTACGAACGGATTCAATTATGGATCCTACTCTAATTCTGGAACAATCTCAGGAAATGAAATCACTTTAACAAACGTTTCAGGCGCTTCTGTTGGCCAACAATTATTGGTTCAATCAGGATCTAGTTCGATGATCGTAAAGATCGAAACGATTATTCCTGAAATACCGGCTCAATCAACGCCTATCGTGATTCCTTATTCACCACCTAAGATTATTTTTTCAGTCTTAGTTGGAGCTACATTCAATGGGGCCGTCACTGTTCAAAACTACTTTGCAGGATTTACTAATGCTCAAAGAGCTGGGACTGTATCGGTTGGTGTTTTACTTCCAATCTTTAATGGATATAAAACTTCTATCGATGATCAGGTAAATGTTTGGGAAGCGAACGTTAATGCTCAAAAGGCCCAATTAAATGGAAATGATGATCTTCAACCAAGAAAAACAAGAAACATAATTGCTTTAGCTTCCATCAATACTTTCCTGGCAAAAGTAGCAGTTTTTGAAGCACTGCCAACAACTACCGTAAATGGAAGATTTGTTGATGCTAACTTAGCTCCTATTTTAGCTTCTATTACTTCCAGAACAGCCGATAGAACGGCTCGTATCTCAGAGATCAATACTTTCCTTGGATCTGTATCTCAAGCGGCAGATGGATCGTATTCTGGCTCAGGAGTTTACCTAGATTTGTATCGAGTCATTGATGCTCGTATCGCCTTTGCTTCCGGGACTCTTTTTTCAGTAAATCAGCTTGCTATGGGCGTTCAGGTTTTTGATAAAAAGATCGAGGCTGGAAACAACCAATTAGCCCAATATAGGGCCACTTTTGCATTAACTCGAATTTTGAATGATACTGTACTTGGTCAAATAAATTTTGAAGTTGATTCAACTGTAGATCCTGCAGGAGCTTTTTCTATCGGGGATGCAGTCTATGTATTGGATAATGCTTCACTGGTCTATTCCAGAACCATTACTCAGATTAATGGCAACTTCATAAAATTAAATCAAGGTATTCCGGCAGTTCTGACTATTCAGGCACTCGCTCGAATCACGAAACAGAAATAGGATTTTATGGCCTTTTATCAAGATATAAACGAAAACAATCCCACATTCAAACCTTTGGTAAAAGACTCCGAATCGGTTGCACAATGGATTGAAAATCTGGTTATGACTAGTAAGGGTGAAATTTTATTTAATCCGACCTACGGCTGTGATCTTCCTTCATTCCTTTTTGAATTGATTGATGCGCAAAATGGGATCTTGATCTTTAACGCAATACAATCAGAGGTTGAGCGTCAAGATCCAGAAGTAACAATCGTAGCGGAATCAACAACTATTATTCCCGATGCGGAAAATAATGCGTATTATTTAAACTTAGCATTTCAAATTAAAGGTCTAGACGGGGTAATTTTTAAAGTCCCTGTTGTGGCGTTGAGGTAATAAAATGGCAGATAATTTCATCATTGATCCTACGAGTATCTCGCAACCACAGATTAAGGAAGATCTAACTATATGGTTAGACTCAAAACCAGATGCTGATAAATGGGCCGTATTTTTTGCTTCCTCTACGGGTAAAGCACTAATCGATCTGACTGCAGGATTAGCGGCATATTTTCAATATTCAACAATCACGGCTCGTAGAGAAGCTTATATTCAATTCGCGAAGAATAGATCCTCAATCATCGGATCATCTCAATTCTTAGGTTATTCTTCTTATAGAGGAAGAAATGCGGTTATTGATGTAACAATCATTCCTGAATCTTCTGGTCTTTTTACTAAGTGGGAAGATATCGGAACAGTAAAGGATAGACGCTTAATCGTTCTAGAAGATACGGTTAAGAATGTTGGCGTTCCGGTAACTGTAAGATGCGTGATCGGTGAAATCTTAGAGCAAACAAAAATTGCTCCAAATGATAGTTTAAATGTTTTTAAATTTACTACGGCCGGAGTCTCAGAAGACATCAGATTATACGTTGGAAACAATGAAGTAGAAGTTGGTACTGAAGTATCAGATATGCTTTTAGGTAAATTCGTTATTCAATCAAATGCTTTTGGTTCGGTCGATGCGAAATCTCTTAACTTAACTGGATCTGCAAACAGATACGATTCTGGAACTGAAATCAAATTAGAATGGATTTCTTTAAAAGATGTAAACTTTTCCTTATCCGATGTTCAATTGGATCTAGGTCAAGGTGTTATCGATGGCCTAAGCGTATTCTCAATTTATCAAGCGGTGGAGATCTTATCTTCAATTGCTGTAAATGCTCCGCTAAAAAATGAAACAGGAAATGCGGTAAGAGGTAGAAGAGATCAAGCTAAGATCTTTAAGCAATTAACTCCGAAATGTGTTGATGCTAAAGGGAAAGATGTATCTTCTGCAATCATGAGAATCTTTTATGTTCTGGTAAATGATTTACGATTAACCCAAGATGAGAAAGCAAATATTCTTGAGCTATTTGAGGATTATAGACCTCATGGATTATTACCTCCATATATTGAAGATGCGACCAGAAATAAAACAAAATTAAAAATTGATATTTTCCTTGCTCCAAAGAAGAGTGGAAATATTTCTGAGACTTGTACTTCTATTCTTTCAACGAAACAATACAAATTAGGATCTGCATTATCTCTATATTCAATTGAAGATGAATTAGAAGCTACTGACTTTATCAAGGTTGCCAGAGTTTCATTAACCGGAGACATTCGATTATCGGATTCTCTATATGAAGTTGGAACAATCGTAAAGCGATCACCGGATAACGGACTCGTATATAGAGCAGCTAGGATTCTATACTTTTCTGGATCTACAGAACCCGTCTGGCCAACAGTAACGGGCGCTTTAATCACAGATGGAACTTTGGTATGGAAGGCAGTACCTAAAGATGATGCTTCTCTATTTTCTTACTGGTCACCAAATATGGAGTATCAAACTCTATCGTATGTTAGACCATCAGTTCCTAATGCTTTCATTTATCAGGTTGTAAATTTCATCAATAAATCAGGGGCAACGGAACCTGTCTGGCCTATTCTTGATGGAGAGTTACCGGAGACAATGATCGGTAAATATATCCAGGATAAAGATATTTTATGGGTTGGAAGACCTTTGGAAGGAACGGTTTCAGATTGGGCGCCAAATACTCTTTATAATAGAGGCGATCTTGTAGTTCCGACTGATCCTATCACTTCAGATACCGTTGGAGTTATGTTTCAGGTTTATGCTTATCTAGGAAAGGCGGGACCAGCAACTCCTACTTATCCAACTACTATTGATCAAAGATTCATTGATGGAAATATCGAATGGAATACTTTAGATCCTAAAGCGGATGTAGTAACTCTAGAAGATAATGAATATTTCGTTCTTGAATTTCAAACTACGGTGAGCAATTAATGGAAATCACGGAAGTAAATAAATTCATTTCAAAGGCCCGAAGGAATAAAGAGCTTTGGAAAAAAATAAATGAGATGATGTCTTATGTAATGACTAATGCGGTTATTGAATTAAGTGATGTCAAGAACAAATATACTGACCCAAGTCAATTAGAGACTGAGACAATTAAAGAAATTTTAAATGAATTAGGATTCTCCTACATCGTAGATATCATGGATACGATTACAGGATTCGAATTTAATACGATGCTATCCTTCGTTCAATATATCGGACAATTAAAGGGTACTAGAAAAGGATTAGAGCTTGTTTTAAAGCTTATGGGATTCGATTCGGTTATCAAAGAATGGTGGGAAGACCCTAATGATATCGGAGAGCCATGGGGCTATGAAATCATCGTTATTGTCGATAGCTCTTTTGTCCCGGATATCTTTAACACACTAGACAAAGTGAGGATTTTTTCAGAGCATTATGTTCTAGCAAAGATCTCAAATATCGACGTTCGCTTTTCTTCTGATAGATTCGCGGAACGCTACCCCGTTATGGCTGGATTTGTTCATTCTACTTATACTGGTATAGTAGTTCAAAGAGCTTAACAAATACTTTCCATTGCTGCGGTAATTTTGTACAATTTTTAATATATTTAAAAAATAGGAAATTTTAATGTCCAAGTCAACGGCCACTACATTTAATTGCTTAAATTGCGGTGACCCTAAAACTCTTCCTTTATGGCAGGTAAAAAAGAGATTATTTTGTGGTAAGGTGTGCGCCTCTAAATATAATATGAATAAAGTAACTACCAGATTAAAAATATTTTCTAAGCTTCATTCAGTTGAATCAAAAGCAAAGCAAAAAGAAGCACTAAAAACTCCCGAGTATTCTAAATTAAGATCTGAATTATCTAAAAACGTTTCAGAAAAATCTAGATTAAAATCTCGCGAGACTATGCTTACCCTCCATGAAAAAATTCATAATGATCCGATATGGAAGAATGCTGCATCGGAATCAGCTAAGAAAAGAATAAAGGAAGGAAAATTTGGCGGCGGAATACCCGGATCTAAGGTTGCGTCTAAAGGTCTCATGTCTGGTAAGAAAACCGTGCATGAGCGTACAGGTATCGTTATGCGATCGACGTGGGAGAGAGATTTTGCTAATCTCTTAGATAGATATAATATTAGTTGGAAGTATGAGCCAAAACAATTCAAATTAGGATTTACAAACTATACTCCTGATTTCCGAATCATTGGTAAGAATTTATTTATCGATGTTAAACCCAAAAGACGTTTTGTCTTACAATCAGATAAAATTACAAGATATAAAAGAATTAAAAAATATTTTAGTGAGAATAATATGAAGCTATGGTTTTTAGATAAAGAAGATTTTGGGAAAGCAATTTCCATCATTAACGGGGGTGGGTTATTGCAATATTAGGTTTGATCACAGATAGCGGTGTCGCTAAAGCAATTGAAGCTCAAAATAACGAGGGTTTTAAAATTTATCCTCAATCGTTCGGGGTCAGCCGAGACATTGGAACCTTTTCAACTACAAGAACTGGTGCAAATGCGGGTATGTGGTATCAAGCTCCACTTTCTGCCTACGAAGTAATCGATCAGAATACCATTAAAATTATTTGTACGATTCCCCAAAATGCTTCTCCTAATAATGAGAACATTCGAGAGATTTATATTTTTGCAAAAGATATAAACAATGTTGATTATATGTTTGCTCTAGGGCAACCAACAGAAGTTATTCGATATGATTATGAGGGAACAACCTCATTAGAACTTCAGATCTCTTTAGTTAATATCGATCTTACCGCGAATATTGTTTTCAATAATACTATGGCGGTAGAGCTTCATGAGCATGAGATCGATGCTAATGCGCATCCTGAGATCGCAAAAGCTATGGCAAAGCACGGTATCTTTATTCCTACCGGTGCTTGGCCGTTTAATCGTAGAGGTCAATCAGTAGAATTCCCTGTTCAATTCGAAGGGACAAAGGCCGGATTTACTCACGGAGGAGTTCAGTTCACAGCAACTTATAATGGAACTGAATTAAATGGTTCTTCTATCGTATTTGATGGAATCAAAACCGTTGATCAAATAAGGGCTTCTTTCAATGCTCTTAATTATCCAAATACGATTGAACATAATGGAGCTGGGACGGAAGTATTAGCTGCTTCAACTAAGAATATTGGCGGCGGTACTTATATCGTTGCAGATAAAGACTTTGTTTATAAAGATGTTGATGGGATCTTTAAGAGAGCTCTTGCAGATGGATCTAATAAATCTCGCGTGGCCGGGATTGCTCTAAGGGAAACAAAGACTTTAGTTACTGGCGGTTTAGTAGATCTTAATACTGGCTACCCTATCAATACTTCAATTTATCTATCAGGTACTAATCCAGGAAAATTCACTGACTTCAATACGAATGTTAACGTGGGTCTTTGCCTTGGTGATCATATCCAATTCACCGGCTTCAATGGTGATATCTCTACTTCAGTATCTCAAGAATTCGACGCTGTTGTTTCAGATGCGGCCGGAGCTGGATTATATTCAACTACTCAACTTGCCATCAATGCGATCCCAAATAATGGTCGAATCCTTATGGCTAAATTAGATCTTGTAAAAGCTCTAATCGATACTACGACTAAGAATTTTACGATCGTTTGTAATAATCCTTCAACTGGTTGGAAGAGATTTTTAGGGCAAACGACGCAATTCCAATTATCATTCTCTCAAGTTCCCACAAATGGAACTTTCAGGTTCGAGTGGTCTAACCAAGAATCAAATGATATCCCATGGAACGCAACTGCAATAGATATTCAGGTTGAATTCAATCTATTATCCGGTCACAACGGTGTTCAGGTAACAGGGGATTTCTTAAACGGATTCATCATCGAATTCTTAGACAATCAAGAATATACGCTTCCTACTTTTATCTATGCAGGAAGAAATGAAATTCAACATTTTAGCTTTTCTCAAGTTCCAGATAACGGAACTCTAAGATTTAAGTTTAAAGGTGAAGAGACAGTAAACTATGCCTTCAATGATAATTTATCTCAACTTCAGCAGATCTTTGATGATCTCGCGGTTACTAATGCAGTCTCTGTATCAGGGGATTATTCATCGGGATTCACTATTGAATTCATCGATGGGTATCTACAAGATGGAAATCAAGAACAACCATTAATCCAGGCCGTAACTAATTTCTTATATAAAACAGGAAACCAAGTTGAAATCAACGGACAAATAGCGGCTCCGATCGATGCTATCAGAACTCAAGTTGGTAAGAAGCCTGCTTCAAACCTTTATGTGGGTACAGATCTTCAAACTATCACGGCCACTTACCTTCAATTAGGGGAGCCAACTGGACCAGATAGATTGATGAACGTTAATAATGATATGCTTCTAATCCACGGAAACGGGGTTGTAGAGGATTTCACTGAAGGATTCGCATTATCTACCGCAAATTCAAAAATTCAATTCCAAGGCGTATTTAATGGGGTATCTAAGCCGGTTATGGCATTAGATAATCTTCCAGGAGTTAATCTAGATATCGACGCTTTTGGATTCGCAAAAGATGTTAATGCTCAATTAAGATTAACTGAGCACGCTACCAATAAGAAAAAGATGATCGTATCAGGGGTAGATTTTACTCTTCCTACGGGAATCACTCTTACAAAAGAATTAAACAGCTTCAAAATGTTATTCACGGGAGCAATCATTGATTTCTCTACTGGTATCATCACGGCCGCAGATGGCGTAACAGCTTTAGGGGTAAATTTTACTCCTCCAACTATCACTCCGACAATGTGGAAGTGGGCTTCAATCAATATCCAATTTAATGGATTAGACTCAATCACCCAACAAGCAAAAGTAAATTTATCTGTTTCCTTTTCTTCTGGTGAAGGAGCAACTAAAGACTTAGCTCCGCGCCCTACTTTTGGCGATAACCCAATTGGTTTAGTGGCCCTTAGAGGTGCCTTAGGTGATAAGGAAAAAACGGTAATCACTACAGTAAAAGATCAAGCTACTCATCGTTTAGCTGGTACAACTCTGATTCTTTATCATCCATTAGAATCTGTTGCATTCTATGTTGATGATGGATCTGGAATTCCTTTACTCGCTCAATCAGCAACTAGGGCAATTCCGGTTATTATTCCGTTAGATACTTTCCAGGCCCAAGTAGCTTCTATTTTCGATGCGGCAATCAATGCTGATGCAAGATTCGTTTCTACCGTAGTAGGAAATAAAATCACGGTTGAGAATAGCGATCTTGGAGCAGTGGCCGATGCGAATATGGGAGATACCGGATTCTTCTATGAAATACTGGTTCAAGGTACGGATACTGATGTGACGGGTATCGATGATATCGTTAATGAAAATATTCTTCAACTATCTCTAGGTTCAGGATCTGGATCTGGCGAGGGATCTGGCGGAGATCTAGGAGCAGAGCTTGCTGATCTTTCTTATAGCGCAGAATTCCTAGATACATTCTATAAAATACCAGATGGGTTAACATCTGTAGATATTGCTGTAGATAAAACAGATCCAGCTTTATATGATGTTTCTAATAAATTATTCAAATTAAAATTTGATGGTACTCGCTCGGTATCGGGTGTTGGTATCAACATGACTTTATCTGGGACTCCATCATATACAATCAGAGTAGGCGATGTTTTAATCGTCGGAACTGAAGTAAAAGTTATCGATACAGTTATCTCTCAAACTCAATTTGAAGTTGATTCTGTGTTTACCTCTGATCCTACTTCAGAATCCTGTATTGTTTCTCAATGTGTTCATACATACGATATTAATAAATTTGATCAGGGGGGGACTAAATCTTCTATCTTCCAACAGATGGGCGGATCGATCTCTGAGTTAATGATCGGGTATGATAGTGCGCTTGATACATCTCCTAATCCTATGATCCCAGATTATAACGCTATCCCTACTGTGGGGTATATTGCGTCTACCGATGGCGTTGCATGGTCGGAAAAAGCGACTAAGGCAGGGGGATTCGTAGGGGGCGCAACAGAGCAATGGTTAACTCTCCCTACTATAGGAGATAGCCTTTATCTTAAATTTTTCTCTAATAAGCTTGGATTATCTGGATATTTTAATTTCTTTGGTTATAAAGCATTTTTCCATAGAAGATTGCCTACCGAGGTAGCTAATACATATATGTCTGCTTATGCAAATTTTGCAGATGATATTTTCCAAAGTTGCACTCATACGGTTGTTGGTGGTAAATCTAGATTGATTTTCAACTTTGCTTATTCTATCGGGGTTAACCCGGGACAAGTATCGGGGTCTATTTTAGAGGTAGCTTTAAACGGAATCAATATTCCTAGATATAATGGTTCTTTCGTGACATCGGGACAATATTTCAAAGAAATCACAGATACGGTTATCGAGCTAGATCAGGATTATACCGGCTCTAATATGGATCTACAGGCGAGAGTTAAGTATTTTGTCGTAGATGTTTCTACTACGAATACTGCCCGTATTGCGGCACTTGAAAATCCAATTCCCGAAGTGGCCATTCCCGCATTAGCTATCGATTGGTCATTGGGAAATGTTTATACGAAATCAATTTCAGCTAACTCAACATTTTCTTTTATTAATGAATTATCAGCAAAAACTATTATCGTTAGATTAGTGAATACGACCGCTGGATCATTAACTGTGGCATGGCCAGTAAGTGTTGTGGGTTCTGACTTAACTACTGTCGGAGCTAATAAAGCTAAGATTTTTACTTTTATTAAAATTGGTACAACGGTGTATGCTTCTGCGGTGGAGTTTTAATGTTTCAATTTCCAGTTTCATTTTGGAAGAATGGCATAATGACACTAACAATTAGTGCTAATACGGTTAATTTTAACCTTTCTGATTTCCTGGGAAATCCCGCTACACCCGTCTCTATAAATTTAACTATTGCATCAGGCGTTTATATCTATTCAACTGATACTGCTATACCTGCATTCACTACAGGCTCATTACCTGTGGGGAGTAATGTTAAAATTACGAATCGCGGATACATTTTAGGTATGGGTGGTAAAGGTGAAGATGGAGCTCAAGGAACCAGTACAGCAGGAGCAGGGGGGTCTGCCCCCGCTTATTGTAATGGTGGAAATGCTCTGAATATCTCACTCCCAATTACTATCGATAATACATCAGGATTCATCGGCGGTGGTGGCGGCGGAGGAGCTTCTGGCCCTGCACCTTCTGCTGTTACAGGTGGTGGTGGTGGTGGTGCCGGAGGCGGAGCTGGTGGAAACGGTTCGCATGGTGCTTTAGGTGGAATAGGTGGATTACCCGGCCTTGCGGGATCTAATGGAGCAATGGCTTCTGGTGGTAATGTTGGTGGTTTAGGTGGCGGTGCCGGTGGTGGTGGTGCTTCTTGGTCTAATCAAGATGCTACAATTCCTAGAGGTGGTGGTGGCGGAGCCGGTGGTAGAATTCTTCCCGGAACTGGGGGAAATAGCGGTGGTTTTTACGGAGGACACGGAGGATCGGGATCTAATTCCGGCGTAAGTTACAATGCTACTAACGGATATCCTGAAGTAGGCGGAGGAGGCGGTTGGGGAGCTAATGGTGGTAGATCATTCTATCGCACAAATGGTGGCCTTGGTGGTAAAGCAATTAACTTAAATGGTCATATCATAACTTTTACAGGTGGTAATATTCCATCAAGAGTTATGGGGGCTGTTTCTTAAAATAGGAATTCACATGAAGAAATTAATACTTATCTCAACATTATTTTTCAGCTTCAATTTATTTGCTGTTGATTCATTCCCTTTACCTGTGGGAACGCTTATTCCATTCACAGGTCCTGCTTGTCCCATGGGTACTATTTTAGCTGACGGATCGCTGAAAACAAAGGATCTGTATCCTCGATTATTCGCACTTTATGGGAATATTTATGGCTCACAGAATGCATCCCAATTTAGGATTCCTTCCTTCCAAGGATACACATTACGTGGATTAGATCCTTCAGCTACTATCGATGTAAATGCCTCAACTAGAACAGCTCAGAATGCGGGAGGTAGTACTGGTAATGCTGTTGGTACTATTCAGCAAGATGCATTTCAAGGGCACGCACATGGTTATTTAGATAACCAATCTGGAAGTGGCTCACCGGGAGGTGCAGGAGTTTCAGGCGATAGAGCATTGATTACTTATAGTATCGTCACAGATGGTACTAACGGAACTCCAAGAGTATCAAGCGAAACAAGAATGAAAAACATTACAGTATTATTTTGTATTAAATATTAGGTGAATAAATGAAATTAACTCAACCAAATGATTTCGCAGTAGTAAAACAGAAGACGGCTAGAGATGAAATTCAAGCTGTTCCTCCTATGCCAGTATTAGATGTAAAAACACCTATCTTAATTCCTGCTTCAAATATTGTTGCTTGGGAGCAAGGGGTGATTTTTTACCAAGATATAACGACGAATAAAACGTATACGTTTTCAACGCTAACTGATGGTCAGACAATTCTCATTAGGTTGTATAATTCAACAGCTGGAGAATTAACTATTATCTGGCCAGCATTTGTAAAAGGGGCTGAATCAAATATTCCGGCCGCGACTTATAAATTATTTTCTTTCACAAAAATCGGAGCAATCGTTTTTGCAACCCAAGTAGAGATGCTATAAATGTTAAATTCACAATTTCCAGTTACAATGTTGTCCAGTATTAAAACCATCAGGATATCATCTGATATCACTAATTATAATTTGGCAGTGGCTTTGGGAAATCCCATTAGACCTGTAGATGTAAAAGTGGTTATTGCGACAGGCGTTTATGTTTACTCTACAGATACCTCTATCCCTGCTTTTAATACTGGAAATTTACCTTCTGGTAGTAAATTAGTAATTGAAAATCATGGCTATATTATGGGAATGGGCGGAAGAGGGGGTTGGCGTGAAACTTCTACGAATTTCCGTATAAATGGAGAAAACGGAGGGCCTGCCTTAAATCTTACTCTATCAACTACGATTGATAATACATCTGGTTGGATTGGTGGTGGTGGTGGTGGAGGTTCATATGGTGGTACAGGAGGTGGTGGTGGAGCTGGAGGCGGAGACGGAGGAACGGGACTAGTTATCGGGGATAACGGTATAGGGGGTATGCCCCGCTTTCCCGGAACTAACGGTAAATTCACTCTCTCTACAACTAACGGTAGTGGGGCTGGCGGCGGTAGAATTGTTCCCGGTGTAGGTGGGGCAGGGGGTATTAGCGATGGAAGAATAGTATTAACAGTCGCACAAGGTGGTGGAGCTGGCGGTGGCGGTGGCGGTACAGGCGGTTCTAATACTGGTAGTAGCGGCGGTACTGGCGGTAGCGGTAATGCCAGTGGTGGTAGTACGATATCCCATACTCCCGGCGGTGGCGGTGGCGGCGGTTACGGTGCTCCCGGTGGTAATACCGAAGGGAATGGTACACCCAATGATGGCCTTGGGGGACTTGGTGGTAAAGCAATTAACTTAAATGGTCATATCATAACTTTTACAGGTGGTAATATTCCATCAAGAGTTATGGGGGCTGTTTCTTAAATGAATAATAATTACATTATTAACAAATATAAATAAAAACTTTTAATCATAGCAAGGGCACTTCATGGAAGCTCCAAAAAAACGATTACCTAAACCATACTCTGAAACTCATATCATCACATCAGAGGATATCACGGCAAAAGGATTCGACTTAGAATTTATTCCTAAGCGTAAAGAACTCACGCGATATGAACCAACTACGGGCCTTTTGCAAGAATTTGGAATCGATTATACAATTGACGGAAAGAAATTATCTTGGGATGGGTTAGGATTAGCATCATTTGAATTCAGAGAAGGTGATCGAATTTTTCTAAGCTATTTCATCTAAGACAATCAATATTCATGACAGTGGCATATTAACAAGAACTAAGGGATTAGTTCGAAACTGGAGAAACTAATGGTTAAAAAATTGGACAAACGTTTTATTGAAGATGATGCGATCGATGGATCAAAAATCTTATTAGAAAACAGTGAGGCACTACGAGCTAAAGACTCTGCGGGCGCTTCAAAAGACATCATGACTACTGTTAATCAACCCGTTCTTACTAGAGAGCCTGTCTCCGGGGAAGTTGGAGATGGTACTTCGACTTTCTGGTCTAGAGAGATGCAGGCTCCATTTAGAGTTTTAATCGATTGGAATGACGCTCATATTGCTGAAGAAGCTGCGGCGATTTCAAATACTGCTGAGAGTTTCTTAGCTAATGATGGTTATACATATCATAGAGGGTCGGTATTATTTTATACAGGTTCTGCCATCATTTACAACATGTATAGAACACTTGAAGGGACAGCTAAGGTTGTGGCTAACTTTGCTGATGCTCCTGTAGTAGTAACTGAAGGAACTACACCAAAATCACTTCAGACTAAAGCTCAATTAGACGCGGCCATTGCTGGAATTCCTTCTGTTGATACATCGGCTTTCTTTAGAAAAGATGGTTCAGTTGCAATGGATACTGGCGCTTCTATTAAGTTCAAAGATGATGTTAATGCTGATGTTGAAGTATTATCTCTCGCTACTATCGTTCCTGGTACTCCTGGGGGGCCTGTGCGCGAGCCAGCTACTGGTGAACTTTATGATATGTGGGTCAATGCTTGGAACGAAGATACATCGAATGATTCTCTCGAAGTATATTGGCAAAGTACGCTTGTTTTTAGTGTCCCTTCCGGTGCCTCAGTACTTACTCAAGTTACGGGTATAGATGGAAATGTTTATCATAAAGTTGCTCAGGTAGATAACAACGGCGACGTAATGATCTACTCTCTCTATAGATTTGTAGAGGGTGCTCCTGTTCCAGCTGTAAAGGGTGCCGAATTCATTCACGCCCCTATTGTAGTTAATGCTGGGAATGAAGCAAACTCTCTTCAAACTAAACAACAGATTGAAGCCGCTGGATACTTTAAGAAAGATGGATCGATTCCTTTTACTGGAAACTTAGAACCTGAAACTTCTTTATTGCTTCAAGTGGGTACACCAACTAAATCACTACACATGGTTTGGGCACAAGCATATGGATTAAAGAACATTGCTGATCAATATGTTGGGCAAGTCGTTGGTATGGGTAATGATATCCAAATCAACGCAAGTATTAATAGTGGCGGTAAAGTTGTTCTAAAACCGGGTGCTACGGGTTCAGTTGATGCTTCTAATTCTAAAATCATTAACGTTGCTAACCCTGTTAGTGCTAAAGATGCGTCGAATAAAGAATATGTGGATGCTGAAACAACAAGAGCAACACTTGCTGAAGCCGCTATCCAAGCGAATCTATCAAATGCTATTGCTGGACTTGAATGGAGAAATACGGCTTTCATTATCTCTGCTGACGCTGAGTTAATTTCTGCTACTGAAGGTGAAGCTGTTGCTGATATCCTTCCATTCTCAGACGATGATGCTCCTCAGATCTCACTTAGTGATATCACTGCTGGAATGTATTTCATCGCAGTAGATGGGGTGGATTCTAAACTTATGAAAGTTTACGATGATGCTGGAACTCTCAAAGTAACATTCCTGGGATTCCCAGCGATGGTGTCTAAGAATACTTTCATCGTTGTTCACGACTTATTAAATTCTCCGGCCACAATGGAAAATAGATCTATCTACCAATTCATTGGTGATGATTTCATTAAGCTTGCGGATGTTAATTGGTCAATCGCAACTGGTATCGCTTTATCGGCGGCCTATACAGCGGTAGCGGGACTTATCGCTGCTGGTGATTCGGTTGAAATAGCTATCTCTAAACTTGATGCAAATTTAGCAGTATTAGATGATGCAATCACTAATATTGATCTATCTCCTTACTTCAAGCGAGATGGTTCCGCATCTATGACGGGGAGCATGTATTTTGAAACACATAACTCTCTTCTAGATTTCGTTGGAGGACAACGTATAACTATGGATGGGAAGAACATTATTATGCGTTCATCTCAAGCTGGAAATACGAGTAATATTAAGCTTACTCCAGGGATCTACGGATCTACGGATATGTCTAGCAAGAACGTTGTAAACGTTAAGAATCTAGGCCAAGCTGTTATCCCGGGAGATTCAGCGGCTCTTCAATTCGTTGCTTGGAACGGTGGAGCTAAAAGAGTTACAGTTACTTCTGCAGAAGATATCGTTGCCGCTAATTATAAGTGGATTGTGGTAAATGATGTTCTTTATACAGATATCTTAGTTGTCGCTACTGCTACTCCGGGAGAATACAGAATCACTTTCCAAGGACTAAAGGTTCCGGGAGCGTTAGATTCTGAAAGTGTTCTTCGAATGGGATCGGGGGCATCTGTGAGTGCATTCGAACTTGCTAACGTTATGGAAGTCTCTGCATTTGACCAAGATGTGGGTGCCGTTGTAAAACTTAAGGCAGCTTCATTTAGTGTAAGCTCGAAAATCGAAAATGTTGTAGACCCCGTATCTCCACAGGATGCAGCTACTAGAAATTATGTTGATACTAAAATTTCAGAGGGAGCTGTAGCATTTGAAAAATCTACTTTCACTCTTACTGGAGCTGATATCACTAACGGATATGTTGATTTAGGATTCCTAGCGAAAGCTAAATCTATCAATGCTTACATCAACCGTTTAGCTATCCATGAAACTCTAGATTATACTCTTTCTGTTGAAGGTGGTGTTACTAGACTTACATTTGGTGCTCTAATCGGAACAACCGATGAAGCGCCGGTTGCGGGTGATCAGTTCTTCGTTAACTACGCTAAGTAATTTCTGACCTAATAGAGGGGGGTATTTTACTCCCCTCTTTCTTCTCAGTGGGTATTAATGGAAAGGCCAATCTGCAAACAATGCGATAAGCGACCTTGCCAACCATACAAGAAAACTTCGGGTGAAATTGGATATATCTCACTCTGTTCAACTTGTAAGGGGATAAAGTTTAAAAGAGGTAATCAGAACTCTAAGCAAAGAAGATATCGCAAATTTAAAAAAGAAGTATGCGAGTCATGTAGTTTTATCCCCGTTCATGTATGCCAACTAGACGTTGATCACATAGATGGAAACCATGATATAATGATCCAAAAAATCTGATTACGTTATGTGCTAATTGTCATAGACTAAAAACGCAGTTAAACAAAGATTTCATGAACAAAAAGAAAACATGAGATCTTCTTTTAAAATTCTTCTAAGGACTCATCATGGCTAATAAAATTAAACCTGAGAATATCGATTCCGCTATGTCGACTGATCAAGAAGTAGATACTAAAGTTTCTGTTGTTCAAGATGAGGTTGATGCCGAAGAAATCGCTAGGGCCAATGCCGATCAATCACATCAAGAACAAATTACAGATAATGCAGATGCTATCTCTGCCGAAGTAACTAATAGATCAAATGCTGATTCTAGTCTTCAATCTCAAATTACAACTAACGCTAATAACATCTCATCTGAGATTACAAATAGACAAAATGCGGATTCAACTCTGCAATCAAATATCGATTCTAATACTTCTGCTATCGTATCTGAAATTACTAATCGTCAGAATGCTGATACGGAATTACAAAATATTTTAGATAACCACGCGGCTAAACATCAACCAAATGGTACAGATCCTATTCCTACTGCTATAGCGGTAAATATTGGTGATTCAAATGCTGTAGGATCTTCAAACTCTTTATCGAGAGCCGATCACGTTCATGCTCACGGATCTCAAACTAATCCTAATCATCATGCTGTTGCCTCTACTTCAGATAACGGTTTCATGTCTTCTGTTGATAAAACAAAATTAGATGGAATTGCCAATGGGGCAACGGCCAATGATACAGATGCGAATTTAAGAGCTCGTTCTTCACATACCGGAACTCAGCCAGCTTCTACTATCTCAGATTTTAATTCAGTCACAGATTCCCGTATTGCGGCTTCTAGAGATATTGCAAATGGTGGAGCAAGCTTAGGTGCTGATTCTAAATTAAGAGTTGATCAGATCCCACCTGCTTTATTGGGAGCTGCAAATTATCAAGGAACATGGAACGCCACTACAAACTCTCCTTCGATTGTTTCAAGCACTGGAACTAAGGGCCATTACTATGTTGTGGCTACTGCTGGTGGTTCAACTATCGATACTGAGTCAGATTGGAAAATTGGGGATTGGATTATCTTCAACGGATCTATTTGGCAGAAAGTAGATAATACGGATGCTGTTATTACAGTAAATGGTTTTATCGGAGCTGTGATTCTTAAGACGCTTCATATCGCAGAAGATACAAATCTTTATTTCACAACTGCCAGAGTTTTAGCTACGGCGCTTGGTGGTTTATCTTTATTAACAGGAACTGCTATCTCTGCTTCTGATACTGTTTTATCTGCAATGGGGAAACTCCAAAAGCAGATTACAGATCTTGCGGCTTCAAAGTATGATGCTTCTAATCCTAACGGATATGAAACGCCATCTCAATTGAATACGCGAGATACTAACAATAGAGCGAGAGCGAATCATACTGGATCTCAGACTTCTTCTACGATCTCAGATTTTGCTTCTACTGTTTTATCAACTGTCTTATCAGGATTTAGTTTGGCATCGGCTACTGCGGTAATATCTTCTGATTCTATTCTTGTAGCGATTGGAAAGATTCAAGCACAATTCAATGCTGCGGTTGCATTAGTTACTCCTTCATCAACATCTACTGCAAATGCGGCAGGAATTTCGGGTTCACTGGCCCGTGCTGATCACGTTCATAATACGGTATTGACTAGATTTAAACTCAGAGCAACGGCTCTATTTTCTTCCGGAAGTACTTCATACGTTATCATTACAGGATTTACATTCACTCCCAATGTTGCCGGTACTTATCTTGTTAAATATGTAATGGAATCCGCAAATAGTAGCAATAATGCAGTTGTTACTGCCGCTATTCACAGAGCTAACGTTATAGTTTCGGATAGTGAGATGTCATTTGAGGCAACATCAAATAGAAATCAAATTCTTTATGGGGAAGCGGAAGTAATATTAAATGGTATTACAGATTTCGTAGATGTTAGAATAAAGAGTAGCAACGGAACCGGAACAGTAACAGCAAGGCTTTTAACTTTATTAAGGGTAGCATAATATGAATTTTATAAAAGTAGTGAATGTAGATAGATTATCTAAAGAAATTAGAGAGTCTGATATCGTTGTGGCGTTGGATTATGTAAATGCCTCTGATTCCGATTGTGATGTTTTCTTTAAAGCAGAACTATCGCAGGTCGATTTAGATATATTGAATGCTTTGATTTTAAATCACATACCTTCACCATTGCCAGAACTATCGATTCAGGAAGTTAATATCGCAAACTCTAAGAAAGATTCTAAAGGGATCACTAAAGTTTCAATCTACGAGCCTGAAGGATTTTCTGCCACTGTTTCAACCCATGATTTTACAGATCCATGTTCTTGGTTTCATGATTCAATTTTAGTTCAAAATGAGATAGCGACTCAATTAGAAGATGCGAAAAAATTTCAATTGGCCAACATTAACATAATCGATATGGCCCACGGAAGATGTTACGACGAAGATGTTATCTTACTTGCAACTCCTTCATATAAGCCAGTTGTTAAATTAGATGATGTAGTTAAAGTTGAAGGCGTGGATTTCGAAATCGAATATGAGCTTGGACAAATTATCTTCCCTGAAATCGTAGAGGGGGAATTAAAAGTTTCCTATCACTATGCAACGACCTCTAATTTTATTCTTAAACCAAGACCTGCTATGGTTCTTCAAATTAAGACATCTGAGATTCAGTTCTCTAAGGATGTTTCAATCACTAACCCGATCATCTTTGAAGTTTATGTTGAATATTCTCCAGGATTATTTGCACCAGTTCCCGGAACTAGAATTGCTTATAAGAATGAAAAGGATTTCATGAACGCCTGCAATGGTGGCCAAGGATTCATACCACAATGGGGTAACATCGATTGGGAGACTATTATATTTCCTTTTGACTATGCAAGACCAAAAGCTTTAAAATCTTCTTTGAAAGTAGAAATTAGAGTATTCTTGAGAGATCATACGCCATTGCCAGGAAAGTATGCGACAGGAACTTTCTATATTACAAGCGAACCTGAAGTTTAGGGGTATCTATGATCAGATTAAAACCGACAGATAAATTCTTAATTACATTATCTCTTCCTGATGGGGAAACAGATAAGGGAGTAAGAGCAAAGATATTCAATGATGTTGGTGTCGATGTGACTCCTATTCCTGGATATGTTCTTCTTACTCATGTTACTGGCGGCCTCTATATGAATGCTGCTTCAACATTGGAAATGCCGGAAGGTCATTACGTTGTTTTCGCAACCGTTTACGCTGATACAGATTTTGAAGATCTGGATGCTGATTACGGAAGTGCTCAAGAAGTTTATATCGTTGCGGCAGATCTTAATTCACAAGATATCATTGATGCCGTAGAAAGTGTTTCAGAGCTTGCCGGTGAATTAAATGACACTGCCAAGATGTTAAAACAGGTTGATTTTGAAGCTGACTTCTCAATTGAGACAGATCACAACTAGTAGGGGAACACCATGGCTTTTAAAGAGAAATTAATCATCACGAAAGGTTCTGATAAGTATCCTCTAATCAGACTAAGAAATAAAAACACAAAAGATCCTATTGATCTAACGGGCATTACTACGATTCAAGTAATCATGAAAACTTCTGATAGAGGTGAATTGATTTTTAGAAACGTGGCCATCCCTGCTACAAAAGCAAAAATCTCTAAGGGTGCAGTAACAATTTCTGCTGTTACTGCGGGCGCAGTGGGAAATGCAATTGCTCTATTCTTTGACGGTGTTGATACTTTGAATCAAGTATTACAAGTATGGAACGATGCAAACCCATCGAATACAGCGACCCATAATGGATTGGGAACTGAAGTTTTCCCTGAAGGACAACTTTATCTAACCAATGGATACAACTCTTATATTCAAATTGAACCATGGGGTGATCCTCAATTGGGCAAGATCTTGATTCGAATGACAGAAAAAGATACACTTAAATTAAGGACGGGAATTAATCAACCGCTTAGGATTGTATTAGACTTCGGTTTAAATCCTGGTGGTATAAGAAACGTTGGATATTTTGAGAACGCTTTAGAAATTATTGGTGAAGAATAAAACAAATAGGCGATGCGCTGATCAAGGATGATTGGCCGTGTGGTCGCTGAAAAAGGCTCCGAGACTTAAAATGTTTACGAGCCTTTTTTGTTTTTAGCCTGAGCAATCAATTTATCTGCTACTAATCTTCCAGACCCAGTATCCCAAGGGAATCCAACTTTTTCAGCAGCTGTAGGTTCTAATTTTAAAAGTCCTGCCAATTTTCTATATGTAGCTTCATGTTTATCAAACGTTTCATCCGGGATTGATTTCAATCCATACTTAGCTCCCTCATAATAAAGAAATTTCCATTCCAATATCTTCCAAGATAATTGAACAAATCTTTTGTTTGCTTCTTCTCTGGTGAGTTTTTTCTTAACTTCAGTCATAGGTAATTCCGGTTGATGGATGAGAAAAGATAGATTAAAAAGATCATCTATTCAACCCAAGGAGTTTTTATGGCAGGACTATCACCGAGAGAAGTCGCAGAGATCTATAAATTTGATAAAAAGATTAATGAACTTTATGAGCAGAAGAAAAGCTTTATTGAAAAAATTATCAAAGAACGCGGGCCTTGCGGTGGATTCGTGAAACTAAAGTCAGCAAATGATAAACCTTATATCAGAGTCGTTTTAAAGGATCTTAAAGATGCTTTCGAATCAGGCGTTACTCTCTATCGAAATGCGGGCCTAACTCGCTATATCGCCGAAATAACCCCCTTAAAGAATGCCCCTAAAGACCCTTTATAATGATGCTGTTTTCACTATCTTATAACCCATTGAAAGGGCATCTTACGGGTGCCTTTCTAACCCATCAATCCCATTGCCTTTCTTCATTTTTATTGTATTGAATCATGATTCTCAGTGCTATTAATTTCAGATTTTGAGATAATGGTTTCAGAACATAATTGTTTATCTCAAGCTCGAAAGAGAATAGGGGACTCAAATGAAAGCATCAAAAAAAGTCTTAAAGAAAAAATCAAAACTTAAATTCAGAAAAAATCAAATATTGAGAAATATCAATAATGGTCGAATCTATTACGTGAGATCTGCCAATCAAAAAGAGATCGCTATCTGGTCTAAAGAAATAATGCCATTCAAAAGATATATGCTTCAAGCCGCTTCACATCTAGATCAAAAAGGTATCTTTGTTCAACACGCCGATAGGGTCGAAAAAAACTACGCAATTGCTGAATGAATTTATTGAAGAGAAGATCTTTGAAAATATGTCTGCTCAGATGGCGAGCTAATCATTATTTTTATTATAAAGATTAATTAATAACTTTTAAATTTAATCAGAGGATCAAATGCTAGACGTAAAAAATATTATTGAATTATGCAGAAAACATGATGCCTCGATTCATATTTGTAATAACAAACCAGAACTAAATGAATGTATCAATATGCCTTCAAAAGTTTGTGATAATGTTTTGGCTTCATTATCAAAATTATCTCTACATGATCTATTTCAGATTCAAAAAGAATTTGAAGATAGAAACGGCCAGAACAGAGATAGACCACTTTGGATTAAAATTGATTGCCCCGGATGGGAACAAATTAATTTCTATGAAATGAAATGGCGTTTTGTTCAACAAAAAGAATACCCCGATCATAGAGATCTTAAAAGAAATGAAAACGGCCAATGGCTTATCACCAATGATTACGGAGAATTTATTATATATTCTTCTGAAGGAGAAGACGGGCCAGATGATTCTGAGCTAATCGAAACTTATTACCAATCTTGGCTTAAGGGTAAAAACTCGGCTGAATAATTGTAGAGGTTTTATGAAAAAGATTATTAAGAAAACTGCGATTAAAACAGATATAGAAAAAATTACAATACCAAAATCTCTAGCTCAAGTTAGAAAAGAGATTCAAAAGAAATACCCCCACCTTGATATAATAAGAAATCATGATGAGTCGGGTACTCCGTATTATTACTTTTTTTCTGACGATGATGAGACAGCTTTGACTGTTTGTTCTAACTATACAACTTCAGTATGGATTTCTAGATTCGATAATATCTCATTAGAGGCTTGGCTTTTTCAAGCTGATCAAATTATGAATAAAACTTATAGGGGAGAATACTAAGATGCTAACTTTATCTTATAAATTTAAAAGAAATATGAGAATTAAATTAAAATCTTCTGATACTCAATATCTGGTTGTTTCAACTGGTGGCCAAGCTATTAGAAAATTTTTAGGTAAGAAAGTTCGTGATGCTTACCCTAACGGTTATATTTTAAAAAATCTTATGACGGATGATATTGTTTTTGAATATAAGCACGCGGTCGAAGAACAATTCGATATCGTCCCTTACGTCGATAAAAGAAAGCGAGACTTCAGAGCAAATAGCTCAATTAAATAATTTAAGATGGAAACTTGTTGATAAAAATCAAGTTACTAAAGTTTTAGAAATCGACAAAAAAATACAAGAACTTAACAACGAGTTAAAAAATGAACATTTCACAAGAAGTAATTAAAGAACTAATAGCTCAATTAAATAATTTAAGATGGAAACTTGTTGATAAAAATCAAGTTACTAAAGTTTTAGAAATCGACAAAAAAATACAAGAACTTAACAACGAGTTAAAAAAAGAAGAATCAAGCAAAGAACAAGGTTATGAGGTTAATGATGAGAGTATTAGTGATAGATCAATCTCAATCATTGTACCTGAAATGATTAATTTTTTAGATGCTATGAGATCAAAGAGATAATTATGATAACACCTGAAATGATTAATTTTTTAGATGCTATGAGATCAAAGAGTGATTTTTTCAACTCTCTTTATAATCAATATCAATCTAAAAACTTTTTATCTAATAAGCAGATCGCCTGCGTTCAAAAGGCCATGCAAGTAGAAGAAAGAAGAAATGCTCCTTTGCCTCCCCCACTTCCGATTGAGTTCTCGCTAAAGCAAGGTGAGATTATCGAGATCAAAACTTGGCTTGCTAAGAACTTCAAAGAAGAATTGAATATGCCTTTCTTCTTTAGAAACTTAGAAGTCGCTCAGGTTCTAGATGAAACTGCTAAATCTTATGTAATTAAAGTTCAATTCGTTTCTAAGGTTACTGTTTCTTGTCACGTTTGTGGGCGAGATCTTCACAATGATATTTCAAAAGTTTGTGGAATAGGGCCTCATTGCGCTAAGAAGATTGGTTTAAAAGTACCTACTCTTGCTTCTGCTCAGAATACTTTAGCTGAAATTGAAGCTATCAGAATCAAGATCGGAGTTGTAGGGCCTATCAGAGTTCCAAAATCTCAGATCAAAAGAGTTTTAAGAGAAGAGGTATTCAGTGCTTAAGTTAAATACCGTTTATCTTTATAAAGAAAAAATCTATCTTATCGTAACTGATAAGACTAAAAAGAATGGGCGCTACGAATATAGGGCCAATAAAGTTAAAGCTGACGGCCACTTAGGGGTTAACTTTAAAATTAAGTTCTCTAAGGGTGATTTTGTAGCCGTCAAAGCTCCCCTGACTGTTTTCGTTAATCTGCCTAAAGTAGATCGAGATAAGATCCGATATGAGAACGTAATCGATTCTGCCCTTAAGGTTGTTGCTGAGTATAAAAAGTTTAAGAAGAGAGCTGAAAGAAAGATTACTTTTCAAAGAGATATTGGTCGAATGGCATGGGCTTCAACATCGATCTATAACGTTAAGAAAGGTCGTTTATATGATCTAAGAGACTTCGCCAAGGCATTAGGATTCAAGAAATATAAAACCCTTTATACTTGGGTTGAGGGATATCTGAGAACTCAATTCGTAGAAGATAAGTATAAGTTCATTAACAAGACTGCTACGAGCACTTTGAAAGAATGTTTACTTGGTTATCAGAAAAATTGGAAGGCAATCTACGGGTTTGATAAGAATCTAGATAAGTTAATTAAGAGAGACTTTTTAGCTTATCAATCTGAATTAGGAAAACGTGGCGAGATGCTTCACGATTAGGAGATACATCATGAATGAATTTAATCCTGAAACCCTAAGAGATAATTTAAAATCTATTAGAGAAAAAGCAGGCTTGAGCCAAAAAGAAGTTGATGAGAAATTCAATCTTAGACGAGGTTGTATCTACGATTATGAGAGGGGGAAATTGAAACTTCCATTCAGAATGGCGGTTGCTCTCTGTGGATTATATAAATGTGAACTGAGTGACATCTATCCCGGACAGGCCGGAGATGAACAAAAAACTTTACAAGCAAAAAAACAATAGCTTATTATAAAATTAATATTTAGGGATTAGATGGTCTGATCCTCGTTAAAGGAGACACGTCATGGTTACAAAAACAACTGCAAAAGCATCGGCTAAAAAACCCGCTGCAAAGAAAGCTACTACTAAGAAAGCTGTAAAAAGCGTTCAAACTTCTACTGTGAAAAAAGTAAAGGGAGTTTTAAAGGCGACGGCTTCAGTAAAGCCAGCTAAGAAAAAAGTTGCTACTAAAGCAAAAGCTACTGCTCCAAGAGCAAAGAAATCATCTAAAAAAGTACTTCCGGCTTCTGTTAAGTCTGCCGTTACTCCGGCTAGAGCTTAATTTATTGGGGGCTTAACGGCCCCTAATATTCTTCTATCTCGGGATCATTCAAATAATTTTCAAACATTGCATCACTGATATATTCATAAACAATTACAAATACATTATGGGTCTTGATTTTAACTTCCATTACGATATTTGATTTCTTAACCAGATATTCTAATGATTCATAAGTTTCTTGATTCGTAAAAATGATATTGTAATCGGTATAATAAATCGAAATATCTTCCGGTTGATTGAATATCCCACAGAATCTTTTTAACTTCTCACCCTCAAGCTTGATGGCTTTCTTGATATTGTCATTAATACCATCTTTCAAATGATTTAAAATTTCTTTTAGTTCCATTTCACATTTCCAAAAATACCGTGAAGCTCAACCAAGAACTTCAGATTCATATCAATAATCCTTGAGATCCCGTCAACCTCATCCATGTTCATTTCCTGTAATGGGGTTGTGGTCATAGATAAAAACATTTGAGATGGATCAATATTGTAAAGCTGAGAAACTCCCAATGAGGTTAACTTTCCTGGGGATAAGTCTAAATTTGCTACTGCCCAAAAATGGGCGCGTGGTTTTTCTTCTTTCTTTAAGTAAGCATCGATCTTTAATTCAATATCGTATAATCGGGAATGATCGATCAATACATCTTCTCTATTCTTTGAGATCCAATGTTCTTCTCTAGAAACAGTATTCTTAGATCTGATCTCATAGAATAAATGTTTGAAGTCCATAAAATTATCTAATGAAACGGTTCCACCATCTCTGAGCGCAAAGTTCTTTAAGAAGTATTCAAATACATGAGAATTATATTCTCTACCTAAAGCGATCTTTCCAAGCAAATGTAAGTGAGATTTCGGTCTTGTGAAGCAGAAACGATTCAAACAATACTTATATCCCGGAAGATCTTCTCTGATTAAATTATAAATCAATTTAGATCCACAGGCAGGGCAGGGAATATCTAAAGGAATTTTTGATTGATACTTTCTTCTTTCGACAGAAATAACTTCCGGTCGTTCTCCAGGCCTTTCAATAAATTTAACGTGAACCTGAGATCCCTTACGAACGGTCGTGACCAAATTATAATTCGAGATAACCGCTTCGACTATATCTGATTCTACAAATTCAATTATTGGAAAAATGAATCCATCTTTAAAAGTTGTATGAGTGATCTTCTTAATCGTAAGTTTTTCTTCTTTATGTGTTTCCACTGATATCTCCTTCAGAATCAAAAACATTCCCGATGATAACAACCTGACAGGCCCTTAAACCAGTTTCACATCTATAAAGCTCTAACTCAACCTTTTGTCCGGCCAATAGCTTTTTAAAGCCATTCTTAGTCGTTAGGATCTCTTTGTAGTGAACAAAGGCATCATCTTTAATAGCTTGATCATTTACAGTAATGAATCCGAATCCCTTTTTGACATCGTATTCAGAAACCTGTCCTTCAAATTTTCCAATATGTTTCATTTTTTAATAACCCTTTCTTTCCATATATTTTGCAATGCAAGTAGCGTCTACGATTCCCTCATGCGGAACAGATGATTTCTTTGTGGCCAGGAAACTCACTTTGGGGAATAACCTGTGACAAACTGCCCACGCCATTGCTTTGGTATCTAGTTTTTGTTTCTTCTTTACAATTTTAAATACCGGCTTGATACCTACAAACATTTCTTTCTGCCAATTAACGGCTTTGAATCGAGTATAAGGTAATCCCGATGCTTGAACGCAACCTTCAATTAAACCCGCTTGAAAGCCTAATCCGAAGGTCTGAGAAGCTCCTACCATGTGAATGGCCTGAAGTTGTTCAAAGCCAACTGAGCACTCCCATCTACTAGCGGCAGATCTTAAGATTTTAAATAGCATTCTCATATCAACTTCTTTATCTGTGAGCTGAGGCATAGAGCTTTTAAATACGACTTTTCCTTCAGAGATAATAGAAATACCTCCCTTCAATCCAATATCTATACCGATAAACGCTCTAGCCTTTTTCATTAAATAAACTCCACTTCACTAGAATCATCTTCTTTTCTAGTTACTTGAATAATAGAAGGGACCATCTCTTTGATCTTATCTCTATGCGAAATAAGGAAGATCTGCTTGAATCCCAACTTTTTTGTTAAAATTCTTGTGATCGATGAAATGATCTGATCAACAAAGTAAGCATCCAATGCACTATCAACTTCATCTAAGAACAATACATCTAGCTTCGTTTTCAATTGTCTTCTCTTAAATAGAGCAAGGGCAATTCTAATTGCGTAACTGATGATTGTTTTACCACCGCCAGAATCATTTGAGAAGTTAGCTTCACGACCATTTTCAATAATTTTGATCGTTATCTCATCCGTTCTTTGTCTTGCTCTGGTAGCTTCGCATTCTTCACATTCGTTTTTCTTATAACCTTTAGGGAAAACAAAACCACAACTACAAACAGGTTCCCATTTATCTAACTCTCTGTCAGGTAAAAACATTGCAGATAATCCACATTCCATCTCTTTTAAGATGTAATTGATATCATCTTCTATTTCTTGGAAGCCGTTTTCAATCTCGTCAGCAGGTATTCCGCGCTTAGAGAACATCATAACAATGTAGTGAAGATCTTCTAGTTCAGATCTCAGAGTTTCATTTCTCTCGGCCACTTCATTAATTTTAACAAGTGCTTCCGCTGCGGATTCAATTCTATGTTCTAACTCTCCGATCTTCTTATTTCTTTCACGGATACCAATATTAACTTTGCTAATTCTTTCTTCTAGGTCAGATCTCTTATCTTCTAGTTCTTGGTTCGTCTGAGTAATGATCGCATTATTCTTTTCGATCAGTATTTTATTCTTCTTAATGATCTCTTCGCTCACATCACCCAATGATTTAATGCCTGACTCTGAATCAGCAATGATCTTATGTAAACGATCGAACTCTTTTTTGGCCCTAAGACTATCTTGGATAACTGAAATAGATTTCTCTAATTTATGTTTACGCGCAATAAGAGTTTCTAGTTCAGTTTCTTTTGCTTCAGCATCTTTCTTAGATAACTTAATTCGATCACAAGATTCCTGGATGATCGGGCATAGGCCATTACCAGACTTCTTTAAACCATCTAGGATCGATTTTTTAGATGTAATCGTAGCCTTGATATCAGATAGCTCAGTTTGGCGAGATTCAAGCTTATTAACAACTTCATCGATCAGCGGGGTATAATCCAATGCTTCTAGTTTTTCATTCGCATCGTCTATCGCGTCTGAAAAATCTTTCAATTCTTCTAGGCGCTCAGATACGTTTTGATTATCTAGTTTAAGTTTTCTATTTGCTTCGCGGGCAACATCTTTATTCTTATCAAATTCCTTAATCGAAACATTTACTTCGGCCAGGAGAGTTTGGCCCTTTTTAAGGTTGGCTTCCTTTTCCTTAACTTCTTTTTTAAGATCAACAACCTGAGATTTTAAAGTCTCATCTACTTCAAGCGAAGCTTCTAATACTTTTTTCTCAGCATCGTTATCTCTAAGCTTTTCTTTAATAACATCTCGATCAGCGATAGCAAGCTTCTCTTTTGTTTTCCAATGTTGGTTATCAAAGAATCTCATTAAGAACTCGCCCTTAGCCCCGTGGGTTGATTCCATGAATCCGTGAATGTCTGCCTGTTGAAAATAATTAGTCAGCTTAAGATCTTTAGCATTGGTTCCGAATAGCGCATTGATTTCATTTTGGGCTTCACCTTTTTTATCTGTAAAGTTAGCTTCTAATAAACCATTGTTCTTAATATCTCTTCCGCGCTTGATCTTAAATTTATTTCCATCATCATCTTCCCAAATAGTCACAACGTGCATGGCCTCTTCACCGTAATGAATCAGATCAACTTCTTTCTTGGTTCTTGAATCACCCGTCAGATTATAGAAGATCGATTCGATTAAAGTAGATTTCCCGCCACGGTTACTTCTATTGTCTGCCCCTTCATAGCGAGCAAGAATACCGATCACATCACCCTTATCTTTAAATTGAAGTCTATGAGTGCCTTTAAAGATCCCGTAATTAAATAGTTCCAAAGCTCTTAAGATCATTATTCCATTCCCAAATATTTTTTAGACTTCTGATAAATTCTTTTCTTTTTTGATTTATCGTTAGTAATGTTTTTATTCAAATACACTTTCACTGCCTCATCCGGCTTAAGAGAGATCTTTTGCTTTTCAGATCTAACTGTCTTCAAAGGAATAACTCTTGGATCAATCGGCTTAACGTAAACACCTTCCAGAAGTCTCATGATCTTTTTTCTGATCTCAGCCCAATTGTAAGTATTGTTTTCAGCATTGATTGTGACGTTAATCTTTGCAATTGGTTTTCTGTGAGCATCTGTAGCAAGTAATTGCCAAAACTCTTCTAGCTCAGGCAGATCGAAGAAATCTGTAGTCGATCCCATCATATCTAATTCAAGCTGGTGAAAAGGCCTATAAGCAGTCTGAACTAATTTGATATCATCTTTCTTTCCAATATCAGTCGCAATAGTAATGTCTGCATAATACTTAGGGCCTTGTTCTCCAAAGCCACAGAAGATCGGGCTACCGATGATATGGATATTATCAATCGTTTGCTGCGAGTTTCCGGTAATAAACGTCTTACCGTTTTTTCTAGCAACAAATGTCCCGTATGTGTTTCTGATACACCAAACGTCTCCCTTATAATATTCTCTCGTGTATTTATCTCTTCTGGTTTCGGTTAATGTTTTACCGATATTAATGGCTATACCCCAGTGTCCAGGACAGGATTTAGTCTCCCACCATCCGCATTTAACATTATTAATAACCAGCATTTGCTGGATAATATCTCTCGATAATTTTTTAGATGTAGAGAATTGAATCCATTTCTTATTCTTATGTGGGTGTGTGTAGTTTCCATCTGAGTGGGACATCTCGACTAAAACTAAATCTACCTGTCTTTTTGATAATTTAGTAAAAAAATTAGGTAGCTCTTTTTCTGTTCCAAGAATATCTAACGCCCACTGGAATAAATAATCTTCGCTGATTATTCTAAAGATCGTAACCCCCTCTTTAGTTTCAATCTTAGTGTAAGAATTTGATAATTTAGATAATAAATCTCCAAGTCTTTTAATCTTTCTTTCTTTCTTAAAGGAAAACTTAATGCCATTCAATCTATTATCAAATTGTGAATAACCACCATCCGAAAAAATCCACACTAATAATTTTAATTTTAAATCGTCAATGGGGTAATCGGCTGATTCAATTTGACCAGAAACAGGAATTTTCAATACTGAATTAGTTATTTCTGAGAATGGGGTCACTTTCATGATCTTTTTTGAGGTATAAATTACCCTGTGGTTATCTGTCATACCATATTCTAAGTTTCCTCCCGAATAATTTAACTCTCCTTCAAACTTGGATTTAATAACTTCTAATACGGGGGTTTCATGCAATGATCCAGTTTCAATATCATAACCGTAACATAAATCAGAGGTATTAATCTGATCATATCTTTTCCATCCATCCACGGTTAATAATTCAGAATCTTGATCTAAACAATGAATATGATATTGAATGATCGTTGGCTTAACAAATCCCGCAGGTGGGTTAGTAAAAACTTTTGGAAGAAATACTTCTGATTTCTTTAAAAGATTCTCTTCACTTCCTGGGTGAGCGCCATGAACATTCAAATGAGAAAAGACGTAATGTTGAGATCCCTTTGCTACTTTCTTTAAGATCTTCTTAGCTTTCATCTCGATATACTCTTGAGTTGTTCTCGCCTCAAGGTATTCTTCTTTTCTCTTATTTAACTCTACAGTTCCCTTTGTAATGTGCGGAAGGAAAGTAAAATACAATGGCCCGTTATCGAAATCCCCTACCTTGATAAATTTAATATCATCGACAAGGGTAATCATTGGATAACCAACTTTTGCTTTTCTAATCCAGCCAAGACAAGATAAACGATCTGGATCTGAGACTGCCTCATGATTCCCAAGCAACACATACGTTTTAATGTCGTGAAGCTTGATTAAATGAAAGACAGTAAGAAGGCATGAGATATCTTTTTCTGAAGGAGTATTATTATCAAATAAGTCTCCACCAAGAATTAAAATTACATCATGACCTTCTTTCTTATGTTCGATTGCTTTTTCAACAACCGCGCACATAATCTCTACGATCTCAGGATTTCTATCAATCTCGTCGGTCTTTAAACCTAAGTGAGTATCTGATGTTGAAACAACTTTTAAAGCCATTTATTCCTCTGTCTCAATTGATGTTGGTTCATTATCCTCTTCGATCTCATTATCGTCGAGATCTCCTACCTTAATCGGATTCAACACTTCAGGGTGTTCTGCAATCAAATCTACGATTGAATCGTAAACAATACCGGATTCAATATGAGTGTAGGTTGGCTTTTTAGATTTAGCTTCCTTCTCTTCTTTCGTTTCCTTCGCTGGTTTATCATCTTTCTTTTTCTTTTTAGGGTTGTAGTAAAGGATTCTGCCATGGTTGGTTAACAGCTCTGCAATTCCTGAATATGGTAAGATACCTTTTGAGAAAAGAGTTTGAATCTTTGCTTTCTGGAAAGGAGCAACAAGTCGGTTTTTAATCGCTTCCCATTCAACAACCATACCTACTTTGATTTCGATCTGATCTTTCTTCTCAGAAGAATTAACTTTAGATTTAAGTTTAGTAGAGTGACGGCCACGGATTCTTTGCGTACACCAGAATTTAATAACATCTTCACCTAAAGTAACAATTGGATCTCCAAATATAACGCCTTTAAGTTTTCTTGTTTGATTGATTAAAATTAATGTCGCATCGTAATTATCTAGCTCGGGAATAAACTTTTCGATTGCTTGTGAGAAAGCACCGTTCTTTTGCATTGCCGCGTATCCCTTTGGTTCAGTACCAGCTTCGAAAGTCGCAAGGGCCGCTTTAGTTTGAAGTCCAGGAAATGAATCGATACCGATTAGAATAGGGCAAGTCTTATCTTTCTTTCTTACTGCCTGAATGAATTTAAGCATACGAGAGAATAGTTTATTGATATCTCTTTCGTGAGTGATACCAAATGTTCCGTCGAGCGCGATATCACAAGCATTAGCAATCTGAGATGTGAAAGCTCTTTCCCCATCTTGGTGAAGGCATACCCCACCCATCTTCTGAACAGCAGAATATAATTCAAATAGTAAATATGATTTACCCGTTTGTGAATCACCTGAGATCTCGTGGAACTTTCCACCCATGATCCCGCCAGTAATAAACTGAAGAGACTTATTTTTGAATGGGATAATGTAGCAAGGTACGTCTTCTGCATTATCGGAATTTAAGATCATGATCTCGAATCCATCCATTTCAGATTGAAGATCATCTGCCAGATTAAATTTACTCTTTGGCTTTGATTTAGACTTTGCTTTTTTATCAGCAAGCTTATTCATCTTTTCTACTTTTTCTTTGATCTCTGCTTTAGTCACAACTTTCTTAGCAGGCTTTGCTAATGGGGTTAGATCAACCATCTCCGCGTCTTTGGTAGAGGGTTTTCTACTTAATTTTTTACTCATGATAGTGGTTCCTTTGTAAATTCGTTAGTATTACCGTTATATTGAATTTGCATATCGTATAAATATTGAGAGGGAATTACTTTAAAACTTCCAAGTTGTCCGTTAAGAGCGCAGAGATATAAATGCGTCTTAGGTCTGGTTAAAGCAACGTACATGATTCTTCTTTCTTCCTCTTCCTGATAAGTATCTCCACGAGACTTATAAAATGGATAACAGCGATTACACATTCCAATAATGAAAACGTGTTTGAACTCTTTACCCTTAGCTCTATGAACCGTCATTAGACGAACATAATCTCCTGATTCATCTTTCTTTTCTTTATCTGCTTTGATTACCTTTGCAATAAAAGCCAAGAAGTCTGGAACTGTTTCAAAGCGTTCTGCTGATGTCATAATGGCATCCAGATTCATTGTCACATCGACTTCAGCATCATCGATTTTCTTTTCTTCGTTGGCCCATTTCTCGTAACCAATATCTTTCAGGATATAATCAATTACTTCCATTGGAGGATTCCCACCATGTAGAAGCTTAGATCCGTCTTGAATATTGTCGATGAGTCCCATAATTGCAGTTTCTTGAAATTGAGATGGATAGTGAAAATCTTTCGCCGCTTGAATAAAATCTACATCGTGTTCAAAAGCATGATTCTCAATGTCTTCGATGATATCGTTCTTGATATATCTCAAAGGTCTATTCGCAATTCTTTTAATATCATCTGGTCTGATATCAGATGGCTTATTAAACAATCTCAAATAAGTTAAAAGATCTTTCGTTTCTTTTCTCTGATAGAACGGTTGATCGGAGTAAGAATAGTAAGGAACGTTATTCATGATTAATGAATCTTCGATGGCCCTTGATTGACTATTCACTCGATAGATAACTGCGATCTCATTAGGGTGCTCGCCAGATTCTAATAAATATTGAATACGATCAGAAACCCAATCGGCCTCCTGGGTATCATCTTGATCAGTTCTATAAATGATTCGTCCACCTTGAGGATTTGGAGTCACTGAAGGTTTTCCCATAACAACTTTTGCCGTGCTGATAAAGTGATTAGCATTATCAACAATCGTCTTTGTAGATCTGTAATTTGTTTTTAGATCGATGATCTTGGCATCGAATCTTTTAATGAACTCAGGAATGTTCTGAATGTAAGCACCAGCAAATGAGAAAATCGTTTGACGAAGATCCCCTACCAGACAAACATTTTTATCAAACTTTCTTAGCTCATCAATGATCTTAAAAGAAAGAGCAGTCGTATCCTGGGCCTCATCAACGATAAGATATTCAATCTTTCTAGAATAATCTTTCAAGAAGTCTTCATACTTCGGATTAGAAATTGTCTTGTAACAATTAACTAGAATATCAGTGAAATCCATTTTGTTGTGTTTCTCTAGATATTTATTATAGTCCTGCCATGTATAGTAAACGCAATATTCAAATGAAAGTCTCGAAAGATCCCCATTAACATCAGCCAGTTTTTCATCTAATTTAATTTCGGCCTTATAATCTTTGATCGTCTTCATGTTCATTTTCATGTGCTGAATAACAACCAGATGATCTTTAACTTGTTTGTTGCCGAGGTTCGATGCCTTCGCTCTATTTAATAAAGGAAGAAAGCATTCATATTGATTGATCATAATCTTTGCTGGTTTAAAGCTTGGGCTATGAAATTGTTTTGCTGCTTTGAATGTTTTATAAGCGAGGGAGTGAATAGTAGAGATTCTTACTTTCTCTGCTTTTTCTTCTCCGATAAGTCCAGATAAACGGTGTTGAATTTCGACAGCCGCTTTTTTTGTTAAAGTACAAGCTACGATTCGAGTAGGTCTAATTTTTTCTTTTTCAATTAAGTAAATGATCTTTGCTACAAGCGTCGTAGTTTTTCCAGAATTATGAACAACAATTCCATTGGCTACAAAATTATGATGGGGAGCCTCACAGCAGATATCATAAGTCTTCTTTACTCCAATTCTTTTAATTGAAGTAACTTTAACAAACTTGGGAATTCCTTGATTGAATTTACTATAACGTTCTTCTTTGTGAATTGCCCTATGATCCTTACAAGTCATGATCTCAAGGTTCTCAGGTGAATTATCTTCGTGATTACCGTTCTTATGGTGAACCTCGTATCCTTTGGGAATGATTTTAATCATCTTACTTTTTAATGGGTCATTTCTAAGAATATGGATTAATTCATCAAGGGTCATATTATTCAAAGTGGCCGTGGCCACGAGCTTATATTCTGACTCTCTTCGCGTATCATTCTTATCTTTAGCACCACCTAAAAAATATTTTAAGTGTCTGATCGTCTTATCTCTTCGTTTACCTTTCACTGAAGTCTTTTCGGGTAATAAAGTATCTGTCATTACTTTACTTTTTCCAATTACAAGATTTCTTAATTCTATGAATCCGTTATCAGTTAAGATCTTATGATCGGCTGTTGCTTCGATTGATTGCCTAGAAGATAAAGTTAATTTAAAGACCTCTTTCTTTCCCGAATAGACGATATCATTGATCGGGTGAAGGAAGATGCCTTCACCTGTATAAGCTCTGACATATGTCGTGATTGCTTTATCCCAACCTTTAGAGCCGCGATAAGCAATATTATTAAATGATTTAAAAGCTTTCTCTAGTGTTGTTTCAAAGCCTTTTTTAGCTCTATTGAATCTAATTTTTGTTGTGCCAATAAGGCAACCTGCGCCTGATACAACCGCGATTGGCCCCTCATTATGAAGAACAACCTGCTTCTGGTCGGCATCTAATCTATCAAAATAATCCATTTCCATTTCCAATTTAAAGAAGAGAGGGATTTTACACCCTCCCTTATAACAAGGTTTACTTACGTCTTAATGCTTTCTTAGCAGGCTTTTTTTCCTCTTCGAAATCATCATCGTCATCATCAAAGTCATCGTCTGATTTTTCATCTTCAAATTCAGCATCATCATCATCATCTTCTGGTTCAGGTGCTTTCTTTTTCTTTTTAACTTCTTCTTTCACCGGAGCTTTTTTCTTGGCAGGCTTTTTTTCCTCTTCCTCCTCTTCCTCGAAATCATCATCTTCGTCTGGCTCAGGAGCTTTCTTTTTCTTTTTAACTTCTTCTTTCACCGGAGCTTTTTTCTTACTTGATGATTTCTTTTTATCTTCCTCATCATCTTCGTAATCTTCAATCTCAGTTTCTTCGCCTTCCTCTTCCTCTAATTCTTCCTCTTCCTCTACTTCATCTTCGTCAGATTTAACGTTGATTTCGTCGATATTAACTCCAAGGGCCTTAGCTTTTTTCTTAAGGAAAGCTTCTAGTTTGTCATAATCTTCTTGTTTGAATTTCTTCTGAACTTTAGATAAAGGAAAGATAGCTTTTTCAATTGCTTCTTTTTCTTCGTCTGTTAAATCTAATTCAGCTCCCTCTGCGGCGAACTTAACTTTATATCTACGTTGTAATCCGGTCTTCTGGTTAGACTTCATAATCAGAGGTCTACCTTCAACGAAATCACAGATAGTCGTTAGATCATCACCAACATCTTCTAATTCATCCATCACAACTTCTTGTGCAGACCCAGGAAGATTGAACTGCTGAACTCCCGCATCTAGATCATCTAGATCTAGAACGTTTACCCACATTTCTTTCTTAGGTACGAAATCTCTCCATAATCCTTTCTTCTTGTCGCTATCATCTAATTTTTCATACTTCTTTTTAAGAATGAATCCTTTGATAGCAAGCTCATCTTTTTCGTCAAAAGCAAAAGGGGAAGCAACCGTTACGATTGGTTTCTTATCTGCCCCGAAATGTTTATGTTCTTGGTTCATACCAAAAACTGCTTCTGCTTCATCCGCAGGTGGTAGGATTAA